CTACGACCAGCGCCACAAGGTGAAAGCGTGGCTCGACTGGTTCATGAAGGAGTTTGACGAATGATAATCTTTACGAGTAACAGACCCCTAATACGCCGTGCCATGCGCGCGGCGATTTCAAAGAAACTTGTGCTGTTGTATGCAAAACAGTTTTGGCGGGTGCGCTCCGTGGCGCCCGCAGATGCAGGCAGTGTAGCAATCGAGCTGATCCACATCCTGCCCACGCGTAAATCGATCGACGACTGCACGCCCGCCGAGTGGGACGCCGCAAGTCGCGCCGTACGTAAAACGTACTAACATGTGATTGACGGGTCGTGACAAGTCATTTACACTTTGCTCATAGATCAACCAGGAGTAATAAATGACCGCTGTGCAACCCGTCGATTACCAGACGCTGCCGCTGGAACTGTTCACCGTGAAGGACCTGACGGACGCTATCGGCGTAGCTCGCGCCGCCGAGATTTTCAACACGTCCGACCGCGCTATCTACACGGTGCGCAACACGAACGTCCTGAGCGAGCAGCGCGTGCTCATGCTGATCAACGAGATCAAGCGCGACGAAGCGAACTATCGTCAAAAACTCGTGATCAAGCGAAACATGCAAAAGACGCGCGCCGACAACCGCGCCGCGCGCGAAGAGGCGTAAGACCCTTTCCACTCGTCCAACTAAAGGTCCAAGTAATGAAACTCGAATTTGACAGCATCAACGAACTCGAACAATTCCTGATGTTCTCCGCGCACATCGGCCGCGCGTTCGCTACGGCGCCGACTGACGCGGGCCAGATCGCAGCAGACATATCTCTGCCGAAACTTACGGAAGAAGAGGCTGCATATGCGGCGGCAGGCTATCCGAACGCCCTGCCGCCCGAAACACAAGCACAACTGTCAGCCATGCTGGCTCGAAATCCTGAAGGCGTTATCGAGCCCGCGACGACCGCACAAGGCGAGGACGGCCCGTTGATGGCCGACGGCGGCACGCCCGCTAAGCGCAAGCGCCGCACGAAGGCGGAAATCGAAGCGGAGCGTTCGGCGGCGGGCAAAGTCCCAAACGTCCCTGCGGCTGGACAGACCGCGACGTCTGTCGAGCCGTCTGTGTCGGCAAGCCCTTCAAATTCCGCAAATGCTACTGGCTCAAACAATGCTAACCCGTTCGCTGTCGCGTCGCCCGCGACGCAGGCAATTCTCAAAGCGCCGAATCAGTCTGCTGCGACGCTCGCAGGTATGGCTGCGATGCAGACCGACCCGCCGGTAGATGGCGATCCTGTAGCGCCGCGTGTCGTCGAGAGCATCGAGCATCTGCGCGCGTGCCAGTCGTTCATTCAGGCGCACGGCATGGCCCGGTACAACGAGTCGTTCCGCAACGGTCTGAACGCGAACATCACTACGTACACGCCCGAGCAGCGCGCGCAGCACGTCGCGATTCTCGAGACGCTCGCACTCAGCGCGTGATGGAAATCTTTCTGCGCTATCTGGAGTACAAGGCGCACATGGCGGCGCGCTATCCCGGCGCCGCGCTGCTCACCTATCGTGACTGGCTCGACTTCGGGCACAAGGAATAGTCATGGCGACATTGATGCTTTTCCCACTCGCGGTCATCGCGGGCGTTGTGTTCGCCGGGCTCGCTGCGCTCGGCATCTGGCTACGGCTGATCTTCGGCCTGCTCGATGCGCTCGTGCAACAGGTGCCCCGCGGCGTTGCGCTGTTCTTCCGGCTCATTACGTGGCTCTCTGTGCTGTCGGTGAAGCTGCTAAGGTGGACGTGGCGGCACTCGCGCCGGATCGGCGTAGCGGTCGCGCAAAGGGCTTACGTGAGCCTGTTCGTGTGGTCGTATCTGCTGCGCGAGTGGTATGTGATGAGCGAACTACGCAAGCGGGGCGCGCGATGACGTTCAACGGTGGCTTCGTGCTTTATGTATTGTTCGTCGGATATGTGGCAGGACGCGCCCATGAACAGTATCGGCGGTGGCGCCGCGCGAACCGAAAATGACAAAGGCCCGCTTACGCGGGCCTTTCTCTTTGCATAACAAGTAGATCAGTTCTGCTTGACGCGCACCGAAACGGTGACGTCCGACGTGCTCGTGTACGTCGGCGTCGCGACGGCCGTCAGGACGCCATACAGATCCTGATTCACCGAGTGAATCGCCGCCTGAATGTTGTCGGTCTGGTTGGTCGTCTCCGTACCGAGGCCCGAATCTGCGGCGCCGAGCGTGAACACGCCGAGCAGATATGGCAGATCGAGCGCGTTGATGGCGGGCGCCGTCTTGTCCGTCCAGGTCGTGTTCGTCGGGTTCTGGCTGAACAGGTAGAGCTTGTAGCCGGTCGTCTGCACTGACTTCGACTTGACCAGAATATCCGTCAACGTGCCGCTGAACGACGGGCCGAACACGTTCGAGAAGTGCAGCAGGCCGCCCACCTCGTTACCGGCCGTGTAGGCGCCAGCGGTGACAGTCGGCGTCACCGATACATCCGAGACCGAATTCAGGACCGTCACGCCCTGCGCGGCGAGCGTCGCCGACAGCGCCACCTGGAACGAACCCGAGCCTTGCACGCTGATACGTGCGCGAACCAGCGGATAAGCGCCGTAGGTGATCGGGTAAGTGCCGGCCGTGGTGATCGTGTTCAGCGTGCTCCAGTTCGAACCGTCGGTCGAACCTTCGATCAGCAGGGTAGCGCCCGAATCGGTGCCGGTGACGATCGCCGACAACGACGTGTCGCCATTCGTGTTCGTCACCAGCGAGTCGCCGACGTAGGTCAGGGTCTGCGATACCACGTAAGTCATGATTTGCTCCAGGTAGTCAATGATCGGACCAGTTGTGCTGCGAAACCTTACTTACGTTTGCCTTTCTTGCCCTTGTCCTTCGCCATCTTGCTGTCGCGGGCCCGCTTGCTGTCGTACGCCATGCAGTCATTCGCGCACTGATGCAGGTTGTCCAGATTCTGCCGGAAGGCGTCCTTGTCGTCCTGCGCGTGCTGCGCCTTACGCTGAACTGAATACGCGATTGCGGCGGCCTGCTTCGGGTCTTTGCCGGCCTTGACTTCCGTGGCGATGTTTTCGGAGCGCGCCTTGTCGCTCTTTCCTTCGATCAGTGGCATGTCCTCGATCTCCTTTAGTTCCTTGCGGGTGACAGGGTGCAATGGCGACGGCAGATCGTCGAACGGCGCCCAGACATATTCCGTGTGCTCGTCATTCAATATCGGTACGAATGGCTCGTCAAGCAGCGCGGCGAACGCGACATAGCCGTTCGACATTTTCTTGACCTTCATCAGCGGGCCGTCGTAGTCGAAACCGCTTTCCTCGCGCGTCTCGCGCCGGGCGGCCTGCTTTGGCGTTTCGTCCGGCTCCATCCCGCCGCCCGGAAAGTCCCATGAGCCGCCTTCCGGTGCGAGCGAATCGCGCTTCATGAGAAGGACGCGATTGCCCGCAAAGAAGATGATGCCAGCCGATTTCGCCTTTGCCATGTCAGAGAGGCGAGACTTCGCGGATGCCCCAAATATCCATGTGCGAATGCACATAGAAATCGCGTTGCGTGAATTTCGGGACAATTTCTTCACGCACGGCCCACAGACCATCGTCCTGCTTTTCCGCGACCTTAACCGCTACGTCCCAGCCCGCATGGGCGTCTACAGTAATTTTCGTCGTCATGTCAATTGTCCTCAGATTGGCGAGACTTGCAACGTGTTGAACGTGAACACGACGACCGCCGGCTGGAGAATCTTCTTGCCGCTCGGCGCCTTGTATGACTGCATGAAGCCATTCTTGAGCTCGTAGCGCTTGCTGACCGCCGGCAACGTGACGGTCACGTTCTGCGTGAGCTTGGTGCGGTTCGAATACTCGTACTGCCAGATATTCTCGAACAGCGCGAGCGACGGCGAGTCCGCCTGCAAGGTCATCGTGAACGGGATCGCATTAAACACGAAACCCGCCGACAGCTTGCCGTCGATGCCCATGCTGTACTCGCCGTTCTCAACTTCGGCGAAGTCGAATGCGTCGTCGGCCGCGTAGCCCTGCACGCGCTGCGCGCTCGTGTAGAGCGCTTCCGTGGTCATCGCGAGCGTGCTGTTCGCAACGGTAAGAGTGCCTGCCATTTGCGAATCTCCTTAGATAACCGCGATGGAGTTGACGTTGAGCTGCTGGACCGAGCCGCCGTCCGTCCACCACAAGGTAGCCGCGGGGCTCGTGCGGTTCTGACGCGCCTGTCCGACATTGGCCGGATCGCCGATCAGGTAGTACCAGCCGCGCGACTGCACCACATCGCTGATCTGGCGACCTGCGGCGGCATTGATTTGCTGCGCTTCGCTGTTCGTCAACGTCACGCCGGCGCGGATGATGCCGCTCGTCACCGCTGCGTCGATCACATCGAGAGCGGCCTGATACAGTTCCGAGTAGCCGTCCGAGTTGTACGGGATCGAGTTGTAGGCGAGCAGCGCTTCGAAGTTCGCGCGTTGCAGCTCACGGTTCAGGTAAATCTGATCGAGATACGTGTCCGACCACAGGAACGAGCC